CTTACCGCTGCCCCAACGGGACAGCCTCAAACCGGCCATTGCCGAGGATGTAATTGATATCCCTGTATATCCGCATGTTGCGCCGTGCTCTCTCCGTTGCCAGCCGAGACGGGCGCTTGTCGGATTCGGGAATCGGGACTTCGATTGCGTCGAATAGGTCTTGCGTGGTTGGTTCTGCTTTATTCTTCATCAATCACACCCCCATGTTCTTGATAAGAACTCTGTAGCATGGCCGCAACTGGAATGCAACTAAAAAATGCAAGTACGGTGCAAAAATAATTCTTGCAATTTTGTTACGCATGGTGTAGAGAGGATTTATGAGTAACAAAAAGACTCCCAAGCGTAGAAAATATGGATTGGAATTTCCCGAAGTGCAGGATTACGTCAATCTGACAATTGCCCACTGGTGTGTAGACAACAAGACGAATCAGACGGGTCTTGCCAATGATATTTTGGGGGTCGATAAGGCAAGGCTCAGTGAAATTAAATCCACTGAGCGCGATGAGTCAGGTGTTGAGGTATTCAGGCATCCGCTAACCGAGAAGTTGCTACATTTGCTAATATGGGAGGACATCGTGGATTTAGAAGAGATTGCAAAAAGAATCGACCCGAAGGACAGGAAAAAGCAGCGTTGGATCAAACACCAGAGATACCTAAAGATCATCGAGAAAATCGAAAACGCGAAAAAAGATTATCCCATCGAAGAAAAACTTAACACCATTTACGAAGAAGTGAAGGGGTCACGCCAGCAGCACTAATTTTTTTTAGTTTCAATTGTTGCGGGTTGGCAACAATTATGCATACTACGCAACAATATAACAGCGTATTATATTTGTGCAAGGTGTTGCTGGGACGCAACAAAAATGTATGTTCGCAACAAGGGGGGTGAAGTGAACAGGCGCTCTCATCAAACAATTTATTCAATGGCTTCATCATACACCCCAATGGGAGCCTGCCACCACGGGGGCTCCCGCATTATCGCCCTAGATACTCCTCTTTGCCCTCGGTTCATGCCCAGGCCGAGGGCGTTTTTTCGCAATACGTACCTCCTTCATGATATTGGGGCGGCCTCCCCGGTCGCCCCGGATTTTTCGATCACAACGGCTGCCTCCGATCCTTCGTGCGGGGCGTCCATCGGGGGCGTCCCGCGTTTTATGGGGGTGAGGTGATGGAGAGGCCGAGACTTCTGGACCTCTTCTGCGGTGCCGGTGGCTGCTCTATGGGCTATCATCGCGCAGGCTTCGACGTTACCGGGGTCGATATCAACCCGCAGCCGAGATATCCGTTTCCGTTCATCCAGGCCGATGTGATGACGCTCGATCCTGAGTTCATCCGGTCGTTCGATGCGGTTCATGCTTCCCCGCCGTGTCAGGTGCATTGTGCGCTGAAGCATATGGTTGATATGAGCAAGCATCGGGATTTTATTCCACAGACCAGGGCAATGTTGATTGAATCAGGACTGCCCTACGTGATTGAGAACGTCCCCGGCTCTCCGCTTATTAATCCAATCGTTTTGTGTGGCTCATCGTTTGGCCTGCGTGTACGCCGGCATCGGCTTTTTGAGAGCAATATCGTTCTGCTTGGTATTCCGTGCAGGCATGCCGAGCAGGGGAGACCCATTGATGTAAGCGGGACCGGTGGCAGGAGAATAAACCGCCGGCCGGATGACCACGGGGGAAACACAAACAAGCCGAGAAATATTCAGGAGGCAAGGGTCGCAATAGGTATTGACTGGATGACCCGCAAGGAACTCTCCCAGGCAATCCCGCCGGCGTACACGAATTTCATCGGACACCAACTCATGGAGTATATCAATGTCAGAGCCCAAGAGCACCTGTAAATCATGCACTCATTATAAGCCTCTCGGCACAGAGGGTTCCGGTATTATGGCTGCGGATGGGGCGGGTGAGTGGGTTTATGTAATCGGCTCCTGCGAAAATAGGAAATCCGTTCATTCTGGAAGGGACAATCTCCCGGAATGGTGTAGCTGTTGGCTCTGGAAGCACAGGAGGAAGACATGACCCCGCCCCCCATCCTATCCCGTGGCCGAAGAATATTGCTGGACCTGATTATCCCGTTGCTGGCGTTCGCCGGGGGTGCCCCGCGTTTTATGGGGGTGAGGTGATGGAGAGATGGTTGAATAAGATCATCTTGGGGGATTGTTTGGACGTCATGCGGGAGATGCCGGATAAGTGTGTGGATCTTGTGCTGACTGATCCCCCGTATGGCCTTGGGAGGAAATTGACTAGCGGCGGGACTTGGGCAACAAATTCGCTATATGACGAGGATTCTGTGGTCGTATGGGATATTCCTGTATCGGGAGAATATTTCAACGAGATACTTAGGATAAGCAAAAATCAAATTATATGGGGTGGCCATTTATATAAGCATTATTTGCCTACAAGTAGATGCTGGCTTGCTTGGATAAAAATAAACCCGTTGAACACAATGGGTGATTTTGAGTTGGCATGGACCTCTTTTGACTCTCCATGTAAGGCATTTTCAAGCCCAATCAATCCGAACAACCTCAAGCGATCGCACCCGACACAAAAGCCAGTAGAGTTATTCCAGTGGGCGCTTAATCGCTACAGCAAGCCCGGTGACATAATACTAGACCCGTTCCTTGGATCAGGCACTACCGTTGCCGCTTGCATCAACCTTGAGCGGCAATACATCGGCATCGAGATCAGCCCGGACTACGTCTTTGCGGCTGAACAGAGGATTAAGAAAGCTACTGCGCAGAGGAGAATGTTCCTATGACCCACATACAACCGCCGCATCTGCCGGAGCAGCGCGATCTGCTGGACTGCATTATCGTCATACTGGCGTTCGTCGGGATGATGGAGATTTTGAGATGGTTGGGAGTGCCGTGGGGAGATTTTTTGGGGGTGCGGTGTGGATAGATGGTTGAATAAGATCCTGCTGGGACTATCCGAGGACATCCTGAGAGAGATGCCCGACAACTGCATAGATTCCATCGTAACAGATCCCCCCTATGGCCTCAAGTTTATGGGTAAAAAGTGGGATTATGATGTACCGTCTGTTGCCCTGTGGAAAGAGGCATATCGGGTGCTCAAACCGGGTGCTCATGTCCTGTCCTTCGGCGGTACTCGCACCTATCACCGGATGGTGGTGAACATCGAGGATGCCGGATTTGAGATCCGGGATCAGATACTTTGGATTTATGGCAGCGGGTTTCCTAAAAGTTTGGATGTTAGTAAGGCGATCGATAAGGCTGCAGGGGAATATGTTCCTGGTGATGTCCTGCCAAGTAGTAGGGCGACCGGCAAAAGCGTTTCTGGAATCGCTACATCCTTCAGGTTAAAAACCGCAGCTAATCCACAGTCTGATTTGTCCCGTCAATGGCAAGGCTGGGGAACAGCCCTAAAACCCGCAGTTGAACCGATATGCCTTGCCCGTAAGCCCTTGGAAGGAACCGTAGCAAACAACGTGCTCAAGTGGGGAACGGGCGGGTTGAATATTGATGGGTGCCGGGTTGGGACTGACAATCTTGAATATAGAACAACGTCATACAAGGAAGCTGGCACTGGTGAGTTTTCAGGCCAGAACCAGACAAATCACACTACTGGTCATAAGGTTGTATCGGGCCGCTTTCCCGCCAACGTGATCCATGACGGGAGCGAAGAAGTCCTGCAGCACTTCCCTGAATCGAATGGGCAGCAAGGGTATGTATCGGGATTAGAGCCAAGCACGCCAGTGCTCAATGTCTACGGAAAATATGATCGCCATGTATTCCCTGCTCGTAACGACAATGGCTCTGCCGCCCGTTTCTTCTACTGTGCCAAGGCTTCAACCTCTGAGCGCGGAGATGGAAACAATCACCCCACAGTAAAGCCTCTGGATCTCATCAAGTACCTTGTCAAGCTGATAACCCCGCCTGATGGAATCGTACTTGATATGTTCGGAGGATCGGGAACCACGGCTCTGGCCTGCTATGAGATGGGCTTTAATTACATCCTGATTGAAAGAGAGCCGGAGCATATCTTTATCGCCAACGAGCGAATCAAACAAGCGACGAGACAAGAGAGGATTTTCCTATGACCCGCCACATACAACCCCCACACCTGCCGGAGCAGCGCGATCTGCTGGACTGCATTATCCTCATGATCCTGTTCATCATTTTGCTCTACGTCCTGCCGTTGGAGGCCGCCGAGGTCTGGTTCAAGCGCCAGCCGGGGGATAGATACTGGCACCGGGCATGTACCGTGACGACCGCCGGGGTGTCGCCTATTGAGCAGTACATCCCGGATGGTGCGGTGATAGCCGTGCGGGACGGGGGAGTGCCGTGGTGATTTTGAGTGAGGGGGAGAGATGATGCACAGACGCAGGCTGTATGACAAGTACCTGGAGTACGAGCGCAGGAAGAGGGAATTACCGCCCATGAGCACGAAGGATTACGAGGTATAATTATGGACTGGTTTAAGCACCTCACATGCTCACATGAAGACCCAGACATCTCCGATGCATGGGATGAGTTCGGTGATGCTGCCATTGTTGTTTTTTGGACTACACTTGAGATTTATGGTCGTGAATTTTCCCACACCGTAGACGGTAAATTAATCATTTCCGTGAAGTATTTTGAAAGAAAACTGCGGAGAAAGTGGAGAAAAATTGAGAAAATTCTGGATTTCTTCAACGAGAGGTCGAGAATAATATATGAGTTATCGGACAACAAATTAACCATCACCATACCAAAATTCATTGAAGTTGCAAGCAATTGGACAAAGAGAAAACGAACACAACCTACAGAGGCACCTACAGAGGCACCTACAGAGGCACCTACAGCTAAAGATATAGAAGAAGATATAGAAGAAGAAAGATATATACATACTCGGATCTTCGATCATTGGAACAACTGCCATATCGTCGTGCATAACAAACTCACAACGAAAGACAGGGCCGCCATATCTGCCGCACTCAAAGACCGCCATGAGCAAGAGATCATCAATGCCATATCGAACTATGCAAAGATCCTGAAATCACCCGATTACTTTTTTAGCTACAAGTGGACTCTTATCGACTTCCTCAAGCGCGGTCTTCGCAAGTTCGTAAACGAGGCAGACCCGTTCAACAATTTCAAGACGGACAGAAACAAGGCCGCGCCTATATCGGAAGGAAACGACGATCCTAAACCCATGCGTACAATCGAAGACCTCGAACGGAGCGGCCTCATATGACAAATCTCCCCCACAACCTTGAAGCCGAGAAGACGGTTATTTCGGCAATTCTCCAGTACCCCGAGATTGTGCCGGAACTGGTGGATATGATCGAGCCTGGAGATTTCTACAACCCCAAGCACCGCATCATCTTTCAAGGGGTATGCGATCTTGTGAGCCGGAAGGAGCCGGTTGACCTTGCCACGATAGCCGATACCGTTGACGTTCAGTTTCCCGCCGTCGGCTCCTACCTCTCTGAGATCGCTGACAAGGCTCCTACTTCCCAGGTTCAGAACCACGTGCGGCTCGTCCTTGAGCACTCGGCATTGAGGCAGGCGATATCCCTCTGCCAGAAGTCCATGTCAGACCTGCACAACTGCTCCGGGAACGTGGCTGATGTTATCGACGAGATTCAGACGAAATTCCTACAGCTCGGCGTGAGGGGAACCAAGCAGCAGTACGAGACAATGCGGGAGCTTATGCACCAGACCATCGACAGGTACAGGTCGCTCAGGGAAGGCAAGGAGCGAGGCATCAAGACGGGATTCTTCCTTCTGGATCAGGCAACGGGCGGGTTTCGGGGGTCGCAGTTTATCGTAATAGCCGGTAGGCCGGGAATGGGCAAGTCCTCCCTTGCGCTCAACATGGCCGATTACTGCGGTCAGTGTGCCATACCGTGCGGGATATTCTCCCTGGAGATGGACAAGGAAGAGTGGAACGACCGGCTCATAACCCTCAAGACCGGGATCAGCACATCACGGCTCAACAAGGACGGCGGGGCCGATGCCCGCGACTGGCAGAGCATCATGAACGCCGCAAGCGTTATAGCCGAGTACCCGATCATGCTCGATGATAACGGCGGATTAACCGTTGCCGAGATCAAGCGCAGGGCGCGGCTGATGGTCAAAAATGGGGCCAGGATCATTTTCATCGACCAGCTTTCCAAGATCAGGGGTAAGGGAAAGGACCGCTTTGAAAAGGCTGCGAACGTGGTTAATGAACTGTCCACCTTCCCCAAGGAAGTGAGGATTCCCATTGTCCTACTGGCACAGATCAACCGCGAGGCAGAGAAGCGTGGGGGGCAGAACGTGACCAGGTGGACGCACAAGCCTACGGTATCAATGCTGAAGGACACGGGAACCCTTGAAGAAGATGCGGATATCGTCCTGCTCGTCTACAGGCCATATGTTTACACGAAGGCCAGGGAGGATGATGGCTTTGCAAACCTGGAGATTGCGAAGCACAGAGGCGGCCCAACCCTGGACATAGAGCTGAAATGGGACGGGCGAAGAATGGCGTTTAGTAATCCAGACTGAAAAGGAGAGCATAATGGCAGACATCATCATCACAAACGAACAGTACAGGAGCGGTTTCGTCCTCGAAGAGTACAACGGCGTGTACTCACTCGTTAACGCGTACCGCAAGAAGGACGGCGAGACAGAGATGAAGTGGGCGTACATCGAGAAGCGGGAAAAGAACGAGGCCACCGACAAATGGGAAGGCAAGCCGGGAAAGAAGATCCCCTGGAAAATCGAACTCGGCACCCGCGATGAGGCGATAGCCAACCTGCGCCGTGTACTGGCCGAACTCGGGGCCGAACCGGATGGACCGGAGAGACTGCCGGAATCGTCCGATGGAAATCGGAAATCATCCGATCCCGAGTACGACGATATTCCATGGTGACCACCATGAAGAAATCCGACAAATACCCATATCGGCCATACTCAAACGTCCTGACCAAAGCGGAGGGCGGCATGAGACTGACATACGCACAGGAACAGCAGGTTCATCGGTGGGCGAAGAACACGAACTACACCATCGCTGAGATGGCGCGGAAGCTCGACTGCCCGAGTGTGTGGGTGGTGTGGGCGCTGGAGGGTCGGTAATGCGCTGGACAGAAGAGCAGTACCAGGATTTCTTGAGGAGGCGAGATGCCGGAAATAAGAATAGTGCTGCCGGTTCCGCTGGCAACGTGGAACAGGCTTCTTGCTATGAACCAGTGGGAGCGCAAGAAATACCGAGACTGGATTCACCGTGCCGTATTCACGTGCATTCACTCCGGCACCGGCTGGCCGACTCGGACGGTATCAGCGGAAAAGCTGCAATCGACGGGCTTGTCCATGCAGGAATACTTGAGGATGATTCGCCCCGGTACGTTGAAGAAGTCAGCTATTCCCAGGAGAAAATCGGGACAAAAAGGCAAGAGCAAACGGAGATAATCATATCATGGTAGAAAAGCTTTACACACGCCAGGGCAGCCGGTTCGTCCCGGTCCATGAGTGCCGGTTTTTCGACGCGCTGCCGGAAGGCGCATGGCTCGTGATCGTAGGCCCTGGCAACACGGCGATCAGAA